CTCCTTTGCGGAGATAGCAAGGACATCCTGAAAGTGTTTAACCCCAAGGGCAAGTGCGTCAATCCTGTCGTCGTGGCGGACGGCCCCCTTCTCCCGACACATGCGGGTCAGCTGGTACATGAGCATCCTGGGAAGGCGCTCTTCGGGTGCCTGCTCGGGGTTGCTGCGGTAGTCCCAGTCGATGAGGCGTTGGTCAATGATCAATCGATGCTGATTAAGGACCGGCTCTAGGGTATCGATGATGCGGTCTTCCTTTCTTGTGGTGGCGCGTGACTCTTCAAATGCCATCCCAACCTTCATTTCTTGGGCGTGCTTTTTTAGGAGTTCCATGATGGCACCGTCACCAAAGTTGGATTCAATGAGGCACATCTTACTGCCGTATTGGCGGCTGCGTCTAAGGATCTCCCTAAGGGTAGCATCCGAGTATCCATCCTGTGTAGCAAAGATGTCTCGAATGAAGAGGTAGCCGTTGATCTGTGACAGGATGATGGACACGGTTTCGTCCTTGCCCCTACCGGAGGGGTCCACTGCCGTGATGGTGTCGTTCCAGGGGATGTATTCTGAGACAGTCTTTGGCCTATGCCACCGATCACCAGGAAGGGCAACGGCGGGAAGATCGAGAAGGGTCTCCTTGTCAGAACCCCAGATCACATCCGATGGTCCCTTTTGTGGGTCTAGTGGCAGCACGGAGAAGTCACTGAGCTTTAGGGGGAACTTGAGGGCATCACTCAGGCTGGTATCCAGCATAAACTGAAGCATAAAGTTGCTTCGGCTCATGCTTTGTTCTCGCTCCAGAAGGTTGATTTCCGAAAAGCGAGTGTCCGTTGGAGTCCAAGCTAAGTTTTCAAGGCCATGCTTTTTGATGTCGGCTTGAAGTTCCTTAGCAAGAATATCTTCATATCCAGTCAGTTCTTTTGGATACCTGGCAGGCCACACCATAGGGGTATAGCCACGTTCTCGTAAGGTACGATAGATTGTAAATGTGGTTTGAGGCGTGCCAAGGAAGATCACACGGCTGTCCTTCTTAGGCGTAAGCACGGATTCAAATTCAGTGACCAACTGAAGCAACTTTTCCCTCATCAAATCTGTAGCTGAGTTGTTCGGAACTTCAATGTCATCAGCCACAATAAGATCAGCTCGACTACCAGTCAACTGACCGCCAATACCAACACTCTTTACTGAGGGACTTTGGGCTGGTTTTGCACCGGCCACATCAAATGATACGCGACTCCATCGTTGATCATCGTCCACTGGAGCCAAGTGGTTCAACCAGGAAAACTCAAGAATACAACGTTGGCAAAAAATGCTAAAGTCATCGGCCCGCTGTTTGCTAGCCGACACAACCATAATCTTTTTGTCTTTATCAACAAACAAGTTCCACAGCACAAACGCAGCCGTAACCCAGCTTTTACCCAAACCTCTAAAGCATTGAAGCTGTATGCGTTTGCCTCCGTGTTGGAGGTAACGCGCCATTGCCAGTTGAGCACGAGTAGGAGCGGGAAGATCTAATGATTTCCAGCAGAGCCTAAGAAACAGGCCAAAGTCGTCCTTCAATCTTTGCTCTAAATCTTGTGGCGATTGCTTCAAGTTCTTCAAGGGTTGCATTTGATTTAATTTCATTAGCTCTATTTGAAATTACCCATACATTGTCTGGTGTGTATCCTTTGGAAGAATCTAATCGATCAAGAGACGGAGAATCTCGGCAATTACCACGACCGTTTCCCGTATTATCTTTAATGGGTATGCCCAGCAACGGGCAGGTGTCAGGAATTTTAATGTCTTCAAGAGTAATGGTATGCTCCAACCCTTTTGCTAGGGCCCGGCTTTTTGATCTTGATAACATTTTTTGCTCCAAAGATCGACGCGCATTTCTTGCGTATAGGCAAGTAGTACAGCACGAACTGTATCCTGGCCATCGTCCTTTTGTAGCTGCTTTATTTTTTGACCATTCACTCAGAGGCTTCTCTAAGCCGCACTGAGGGCATCTGCGTAGTTCCACGGTGTCAACTGCCTAAACAATAGTAAAGGGGCCAAGGAGAAGCTCCTAGACCCCGATGGTGGCTATTTACGCTTCTGGCTCTTCCCAGCTTTGGAAAGGGCAATCGCAATGGCCTGCTTTTGGGGACGACCCTCCTTCACCATCTTGGAGATGTTTTTGGAGACCGTCTTCTTTGAAGATCCACGAGAAAGGGGCATGATCACTCGCCCTTCTTCTTGGTATTGTAGCGCTTACCACGCCAGCTGAATTCTTTGGCGCCGGAACTACGAGCAGCCTTGAATGCCTCACCAAAGGACTTCTTGTTAAAAGAGCCTGTGGTGGTCTTTTGAGTGGGACCCTGCTTGGGCTTATAGTCGCCCCGCTTGAGGGCAGTCTTGAGGGTGGAGTCACCAGTATTGTAGGCCTGAAGACCCGCAGCAGCAGCACCACCCCGGCTAGCACCAGCAACAGCACCAGCGACATTACGGGCATTACGAGCAGCCTTCAGCGTGCCCTCCATGTTCTTCATGGCGGAACGGGCATTGCGCTTAACCTGAGCATCCTTTACGGCCTGCTTGCCTCGTGCTTCGGCCTTGGCCTGGGCGCTGGAAGACAGGGTGCCAGGTGCCTTGCCTTGTCCAGTCGTCACCTTTGCAGAGCCAGCACCGCTAGGCTTACCATTAGAGGCAGAGGTAACCTTTGCAGTGCTGGTCTTCATGCGGTTACTGCGCTGCTGAGAGGTGGTAACCTTTGCCTGACTGATGGACTGGCGATTGGCTCGGCCAGGATTCTGACCCGTGGTTGGGGGCTTGCTAGCCGAACGGGTGGAGCGATTTCGAGAAGAGGTAACTTTTGCCATCTTAAGAAGTACCTCAGGCGTTGATGGGACCGGTGGTGGTTGCCACGCGGATGGAGAAGCCAGAGCCGGTGCCACCAATGGTAGCCGCTGCTGCGCTCAGGATTTCGGTCACGTCGTAGCCAGAGCCACCGCTGACGAGGGTTACAGTCGTCACGGCACCACCCGACACAACGATGTTTGCGGTTGCGCCAGTACCCGTACCACCCGTCAGGGCCACACCGTTATAGGTGCCGTTGGTGTAAAGCGTACCACCAACAAGGGTGTTGAGGGTCAGGATGCGGCCCTGAACCACATCAACGCGGGTCACGCGACCGGTCTTGTTTGCGTTGTTCGAGGAGGGGATACGATCAGCCCGACGAACAGTACGGATTGCGGTCTTACAGGCAGCAACGGTACCGTTAACAGCAACGGTCGTGGCGGTGGTAGCGAAGGTAGCGGGAACGGTGGTCGTCGTGGTCACACCACCCGACACGTTAACAGTGGTGTGCGTCCGGTTCTTGAGTTCGTCCTCGCTCTGACGACCAGGAGCCGTCGAGATGTTGCCGTAGCTGGAACCGCCTGCGGGAAGAGTAGCCATTTGATTTACCTAAAAAGAATTAAGTTAGTACTAACCGGTAGTCCAGGACAGAACCCTGGAGAAGTTTTTGTGGTCAAAGAAGTCTTGACCGACCCACCACGCTAACCAGTGGTTCGAACCTTTAGACTGGTTACAACTGCGGCAAGCAGGCACAACATTCTTTAGGGTGTCGTGCCCGCCGTGGGTCTTTGGATGGACATGATCTAGCGTCAAATTGTCAGAAGAGCCACAGTAGACACATTGGTTGTCCCAATGATCCTTAATGGCTGATCTCCATTGACGTTTTGCCTCTGCGCTAGTCATGGCTTTTAGGTGGAAGAGGTAGTCAGAAGGGGCTTCCAGAATCATCGATCCTGTGTGGGTTACTTCTTAGTGGATTTGCCGTTGTGTCCATTCCGGGCGCGGTTCCGTTTTGGGCTTTCGAGAACCATACGCCCGTCTCTTGTGTGGGAGAGGTCTTTGCCACCCTTCCCAGCAATTCCTCGCTTCCGTCGTTCCGTCCACCGCTCCTCCGAGGCATTTTTGACGGAAGGTTTCTTATTCAGTTTTCGTTGATAGGCCGCCTTCTTAGCTGCTGCCTCAGGATTGGCTGCGTAATACTTGGCGGACTTACTTTTTGCTGGGGCCATCTTCTACAAAGACGTAGTTTTCCAGGCGTTCCAAGCGTTGGTTGGCTGCGTCGGCTCGATTGACCAACACATCCACCGACTTAGCGATATTGTGGAGGGTCACGAGATGCCATCCAAACAACCCAAGGGCCGCTGTGGCAATCAGATTTCGAACTGTTTCTTGGAGACCATCCCCATTATTACCGGATTGCACGTTCGAGGTCCTCCATTTCCAATTCTAGGGAATCAAAAAGTGCCGACAGGGGAGAACCCATCGTAGCCAATCCAGTAATGTTGTTCTTGGACAGCCAATCGGCGGCTGCCTTGAGGTCCTGCGTCGTTGCAAGACCCCCTTTGATGCGGCTGATCAGCTCGTTAGTGACCAATCCATGCAGTTC